CGCGAACATGGGACCGGCATCGCGTGACAGGTGCTCGATCAGGCGCTCGATTGCGGCGTCCTCGTCGGCGGCGAACATCGTTGCCATGTCGGCGGCGAACGCGGTGCGGCGCTCCTCCTCCTCGGCGTTGTCGTTCGCCACCACCGGCACCCCAGCCTTCGCGCTGGCGAGTGCCGCCTCCCGCGCGTTGCGCTGCTCCGTCGTCTCGCGGTCGACCTCATAGCCGTCGCCATAGGTCGCCTTGATGCTGTCCTCGCTGCGCCGAATGCCGATGCCGTCGAGCTTCACGTCGCGCTCGGCGGTGGTGTTCAGATCCTCGCCATCGTCGAGCACGCGGCGCAGAAGCGGCGGTGCCACATCGTCGCCGTGGTTCCAGCGCGTGATCCACTTGCCGAAGGTGCGGCCGATCGCGTCGGTGATCAGGTCCGAGTCCGCCTTGACGATCTCAGCCTTCACGTCAGCGTGTTCGCTCGCCTGATCGCTGTTGAGTCCGGACGACACGCCCTTCGACGTGCCGGGCTGGCCGAGCACGACGCGCATCACGGCCTCGTTCTGCTCGTCCACGAAGTCAGCATAGCCGGACCCGCCGGTGCTGGTGCGCGTCGGCTCGAACACCTTTAGGCGCCCGTCCTTGATCGTCCCCTCGGGCACCACGAACGCGGAGTCGTTGCCGACCGACATGGCCGCCGCGAGCAGCTTGGCCTTGTCGCCTGGGTTGTTCTGCGTCTCGGTGAACTCGATGCCGGTCGTGGGCCGCCCGAGCTTCTCAAGGTAGAGCGCCCAGAACTTGAGCGCCGACCGCTTGAAGAAGATCGGCCAGTAGCACCAGTGCGCCAGCCCGAGGCCGTAGAACGCGAAGTCGTGCGTGCCGCCGGTGCGGATGGTGACGAACTTGTTGGGCGGCACCGGAAGGCCGTCGCCGTAGCCGACAGCAGCGGTGAACCGGAGTTCGCCCTCGTGCGTGAAGCCGAAGTGTCGGCGGTCGGGAACGATGATGTCGTCCAGCCACACGATCTGCCGGCCATCGTGCGTGCGCGTCGAGTAAAGCCCTTCGCCGATTCCGTACCCATACCAGACGGCGTAGTGCAGCAGCCCGGTCACGCGGTCGAAGCCGAGGCCGTCGATCATGGCGCGGAAGTCGTCCGCCGCCTTCACCGATCGCGGGTCTTTCTCGTCGCCTGGCACGACCTCCCAATCGCGCGAGGTGATCGCGAGGCGCCGCTGCTGGAGCGTGGAGAACGCCGTCTCGTCGTCGAGCAGGGCGTCGAACAGCTTGAGGCCGGTGCCGTCGCGGGCGAGGATGCTGTCGTCGTTCGTCGCGATCGACTTCAGCCACGCGTCGGGGATGAAGCTGGCGTCGCCGGAGCGCGACAGCATGCCCTCGGTCGGAGCAGCGTCATCCTCCTCGGGCGACGCCTCGCGAATCGGCCCGACGTTCTGCGCCAGCAGCCGACCGCTGGTGTTGTCGATGACCGCCAAGCCGGTCGGGGTGGAAACCCGCCCTGCGGCGGCGAAGCGATAGGCATCGGGTGACATCAGAACGGGAGTCCTCTGCTGCGCTCCGAGGTCGAGCCGAACCCGAACCCCTCGTCGACGGCCGCGTTATCGCCGAACCCGCCGCCGGTGTCACGTTCCACCACGCCGAGGGTCTCGCGGCGGCCGGCGGAGGCGCTGTCGAACTCGATCACCCGCATCGACGCCAGCTCGTTGAACGCGTCGGCGAACACGTCGACTTGATCGTCGTGCGCGCCGGCGGGGAAGGTGCATACCTCGTCGAGGAAGGTCTCGATCCAGTCGTCTACATACTCGTCGGGCGGGCCGCTGTTGACGAGGTAGACGTGCCCGAACTGCGCTTGGATCGCCACCGGCTGCGCGCGCGCCGCCTTGTCGCCTCGACCCGACGTGACCACCGGCTTGAGCGCGTATCCCGCCAGCGCGGCGACGTAGCTTTCGACCTGCGCGACGCCGGCTTGCCCCGGATCCTGCGGCATGCGGATGATGGTGCCAACCGGATCATTCGCCGCCATGTCGACGATGCGCGACTGAACCGTACCCGGCGTCTCGCGCATCCGCGTCACGCCGAAGATGTAATAGTCGCGGCCGTGGCGGGCCATCAGGAGCGCTGCGGACCAGTCGGGCGATCGGCCCGGCTTCTCTCGCGTCGCCGCGAAGTCGAGCGCGCGGCAATAGGTCAGGTGACCGCTCGGCACTTCGCGCGGGTCGATGATCTTGCCTGAGAACCACGCTCGCTTGAACATGCCGCCTTCACGCGCGGTCGGTCGCTGCTGGTACTGGCCCGCCCACGCGAAGTTGCCCATGCCCTTCAGCTCGGCGATGGCGGCCGGGGGGAAGCGGCGGGGGTCAAGGATCTCGCCGTCGAAGGTGCGCGGGTCCGCCCAGCCGATCGCGGTCTCGCATCGCCGGTCGACCTCGAATTCCATCGGTATCATCAGGTGGACGTAATCCATCCGGCGCTTGAGAATCTGGCCGCTGATGTCGTCGGCGTGGAGGCGCTGCATGATGACGACGAGCGCCGAGGTGGTCTGGTTGTTGAGGCGATTGGTGCCGCCCTCAATGAACCGGCGCGCGGCGCGGAGACGATCCGCCTCGCTTTCCGCGCCTTCGGTCGAGTGGGGGTCGTCGACGATGAACCGGTCGCCGCGCTGGCCGGTCAGCGAGCCGAACGCGACCGAGACGCGCGTGCCGGTGGCCGTGTTCGAGAGCCGCTTCTCGCCAGTGCGGGTCAGTTCGACCTCGGGCCACAGCGCGCGATACCAGTCCGATAGCATCAGGTCGCGGCTCTTGGTCGTGTCGCGCGTCACGGCCGCGTCGTTGAACGAGGTGGTGAGATAGCGCAGCGCGGCGCGCCCCTTCGGCCCCCACTCCCACGCCGGCCACAGCACCGACACGATCATCGACTTCGACGAGCCTGGCGGCACGTTGATCAGGAGGCGGGTGATCCGGCCATCGGTGACCGCCTCGAGATGCGCGCAGATCGCTTCGATATGCCAGCCGTGGACGTAGGGGGTGTTCGGCTCCAGCACATGCCACGCCTCGCGCACGAAGCCAGCGAGCGTTGAGCACTTGGCGCGGATGCGATCGGCATCACGCGCCAGCCGCTCCGCCTCAGCCTGCCGCTGCCTCCGCTCCCGCTCCGCCCTGATCGCCGCCATCGGCGGGATCTTCAGCGGTGGGGGAGACCCGATCAATGATGGCGCGGGCGCGCTCAAGCTGGTCCAACTCCTCGTTCGTCAGCTGCGCGAGTGCAGCGATGTCGTAGGTCGCTATGGGGCCGCCGTTCGGAGCGGACAAGCCGACCTGCCGGCGGAAGGCACCGACCGAGACGTGCTCGCCGATGTCCTTGATGAGATCGCGCTGCAGACGGAGGGCGGGCATGTCCTGCTCAATCAGCGACCGCGCATTGTCGCGGAGGATGACGAGATCGCGCAGCACGTCCTCGGCGGTGATCGACAGCCTCTCGTTGCGCTGTGCAATCAGCCTGTCGACCTCGGCGCGGACGTGGGGGCGGTTGAGCATCCGGCTCGCCGAAACGCTGATCGATTGCCCGATCGCCTTCGATCCCGCCAGCCGAAGCGCCTCGCTGGCATTGTGCCGAGCCGCGCCGAGATAGTGGAGCGTGAACGCACGCTCGATTGCGGTGAACCCGTCCTTGTCGCGGGGAAACTTGTTCACCGGCCGCGTACGCGCAGCTCGAGCCTTGGCGATCTTCGCGTGTGCCTCGGGCGAACCCTTAGGCGGTTTCGTCGGCATCATCCGGTCCCGTTCGCAGTGCGTGGTCGATCCCAGCGATACCCGCCAAGATCCACGCGTTGGTGTAGCCGCTCCTAACCGAGGCGGCCGCTTTCCGCCATTCCGGCCCCTGCGCGGAGAGGGCATCGGCGTATCGGGCGCGCGCTTCCGGGGTCAGCTGCATCAGAACACCTTGTACCGCTCGCCCTTCGCGGCAAGCCAGATCGTGGGAATGGACACGCCATACTGCCGCGCGAGATCGCGGAGATATGACTGCTGTCGAGGGCGGTAGACGGCACGGATTTCGCGCACTTGCCTCTCGGTCAGCGCTCGTCGGTGGAGGTTCTTGCGGGAGTGGTCGGCGCTCATGCCTTTTCCC